GCCATGCACCATCACCCTGGTTGAGGATACCATCACCGGCCATAACTTCAAAGCCTTCTACTGTACGAAGAACAACTTTATCATCAGGAGTAACGGTTGATTTACCATTCAGAATCTGACGTTCACGATACATCGCTGCACGTTCCATCATTTTAAGCTGTGCATGGTCAACCCACATCTTAACACCATTGTGCTCTACCCAAACAGCATTAGGACGATATTCTTCGGCTGTACCAGAGATAGACCATTTCAAACGCTGAATCGTCATGTGGGTGAAAGCTGCTTCATCGAAAGTGTATTTTTCGTAAGCAGTTTCAGACATTTCTTCAAATGCAGTGTGCGAGATACTTACTTCCTGACCAATACTAAGCAGATTAGGATTAACGTAATCAGCTGCATTGTTTGTCATAACTTTTACACGATACAGATATACACCACCTTCAATCTCTTGTGGCAGCATAGTATCACTAACGTGTACATAAGTTAAGTTGTCTGCAAGTTCCAGTACATCTTTAGGAGAAAACCAGTTCGTATCAAGATACAGGTCAATCCATGTCTGGTTCTTACCGGGCATTGTCGGGAAAGCATCACATTTAAAACCTACATTGTTGAAACCGATGATACGTGCTTTACGGTCAGGATAACCCTTAACCTTCCACATTACCTTACGATTACCAACAACTTTGTATTTTCCTGATTTAGGATTCAAGGGATCGGCTAATTTGCCGGAGAACATATTTCTGCGCGCTAACAGCGAAGTAAAAGCCGATATATTCTTATCGAATAAGGTTGTTACTTGCGGTAAAATCTCAGGCGCTGAAATCAGGTATTGCGACATATGTTTCGATGTCGGCGTTTCATTAGCAAACTCTTTAGGAGTTCCGGGCAAAATTCTCATGATTATATGAATTTAATTTTGTTATTGTCCAGCAGGACGCCTTAACAGTTCAAGCTCTGCTTCTAAACTATTAGGCTCTTGCTCTCTACTTCTGGTTCCGGTTACTGAAGGAGTTATTTTGAGTTTCTTCATTAACTCTTCTTTACCGGATTCCTTACCTTTAGTGATTAATTCCATCACTTTATCTTCTCCAAATTTTGTAGCTAACAGAAACATCTTGTATAATGTAATATCGTTTGACAATATTTCATCAATACCCCTCAGCCCTGTTGACTTGTCTGGTGTTGTAAGCTTTTTAAACTCTTCAAGATATGCTTTATGATCTTCCTGATTGACAGGAATGCCATATACATTTTCTATCTTGGATACATCCAATTCGAGTTTAGTATATGCTTTGTTTAAATTTTCAATTATCGAGTCATATTGAGTTTCAAACTGTTTTTGACGGTCAGCTTTAAATTGCTCTGTCAATGACTTGTTATACTCTTCAATATTAGCTTCAATCTGTTTTGCAAGGTTATTCTTTTCTACCTTGGTTAGCTTTTCAATGTATTGCTTAACATCATCTTCCGTAAGACCATCAGGATTATTTGTTTCATCATATTTGCCATAGCGGGCATATAAATCAAATTCTATCTTCTGGTCAATACTCATTTTTGATGCATCAACATACTGTGAAGAAACGGTATCCACCAAATCATTGATGGTAATATCCGGATTCTCGATAGCCATTTCCTGGATTTGTTTAGCCAACGGATGTAATTCGGGTTCTACAATACCATACTTCTTAGCAATGAAAGGCTTTAATAATTCCTTTTCATTATCTGCCGTAATATTTTTAGGCATTTCAAAGCCTTCCAAATCCTTTACAATATCCCAATCTTTACTTGGTGTGTATGGAGTACCACCGTCTCCACCATCATTATTGCCACCTTGCGAGCCTGCTGCGCCATCATCTCCTCCTTTACCATCATCTCCACCACCATCGTCATCGAACGCTCCATCAGGGGCTTGTAAACGAGCCAAATCGTCAGCAATAGAACTGCCACCGCCACCTTCATTACCTGCCTGTTCCATTAAAGGAAAATAATCTTTTACTATCATGGCTGCATGTTTTTATCAGTTCCTAATAATGATGATTCCGGTATAATAGTAGCCAGCGCAGACTTAATGACTAAATCCTGTGCTGTATGTTCAACACTCTTGATATCTACAATGGCAATATCACCTGCCTTGTATGTTTCTGAAGAACTCTCCATGATAATACAAAGATACGGATGAACGCCCATGAAATCTTCCAATGACATTTGCTTGTTGTCCATTGTGATTACTTTCTTTTTTCTTGGCTCTAATGTCAAAGCACATGCTAAGACATAACCCTTTCTACATGTAAACCCGGTCTTACCAGGTTCTGCTACCTCAGCAAGTGATTTATACTTGCTAACACTTTTGTTTTCTTCTTGAATTTCTTCAATTTTCTTTAATAACTTTTCTCTAAACATAATACTTAAGTTTTAATAATTATGAGACAAATGTAAATATATTTTTTAAATTATCTATCTTTTATGTTATTTTTATTACGCATGTTCTTTTCTTTATCAACTGATGTCTTTCGTATAGACTGAATATCGCTTTCCTTTATATTCATTTCATTGAGTATAGCATTAATCTTTAACTCGAATGATTTAAGCATTTCCTGTACACGGTTACTTCTACCTTCTTCTTCAAGATATGCTGATTCAATCTCGTTTTCAGATGCAGCTTTAAATACGTCAACCTGCGTCTTGGTAGCAAGTTCTTTTTCTTTGAACTGTGCTTCCCATGCAAACTTCTGATTCTCGAATTCTAACTTAGCCTTTTCAATCTCTAACTTGGCAGCTTCCATCTGCATCTTCAATTGTTCAAGCTGCATGTCAACTTCTGCTTCCATCTGTATAGTTTTCTGCTTAGCCGCCTCTTTAGCTTCTTCTGTTGACTGGGCATTAAGCTGACGTATCTCGTTGGCATCCTTAGAAGCCTTTATAAGCTGCTTCTCAAGTTCATTAATATCTTCTACCTTGTAAATAGAAACAAGAGAATCCAAAGGTAGTTCTGTTCGTGACCATGCATTAACGGCAACTTCCCTTAACTCTTCAAGACGTGTATCTTCTTTGATGTTATTATGAGTAAACACCCTGAAATCTGATGCGTCCAAAAAGTTATCCGGTATCTGTATAAGTATCTCTTCCAAGTCCGGATTAAAGTAGTTGATAACTTTACCTTTCTTCCATACAAACTGTATTTTCAGGTTAAGATATAATTCAAGCGCTTTATTAAATACGGCATCATTTTCTGAATACTGCATTTCTGTTATCAGTGCCGACTGTTCATTAGACATCCTTACATTTTCAACAGGGTCTTTTGATTCAAATTGTCCCTCTGCCGGAGGTGTAATACCCATTAGTTTTCCTATTAACGCCTCTATACCTGCAAGAACACTGTCAATATACTGAATACTTTGTGATAATGTATCATCATAATTCTGAAACTGGTTATACGTTGCAGGAACTTTACGACCTTTCTTTATAGTCTCGATCCACATAGTACCCATCTTACGAAGATACATCCACTTATTAACGGACATATCATCGGGCTTCTGTGATTTATCCATTATCATACCCCTAACACCTGCAAGGGCTATGGTAAGCTCTTTCTTGTAATTAACGATATCATATAACTCGATAAGTTCACGTACCCTGTAAATAAGCGAATAAGGCTTCTCAGATGTTCCATTATATGTTCTTGATACTAACGGCAGGGATGGTAGCCCGGGTGTGTCCTTGGGTCTGAAAACAGCGCTCTGCTTGCCATGATTGATATGAACTATATTACCGATAACGGTACATGCATATTGGTCATATAATAATACTCGTTCTTTGGTTTCACCTTTTTTTAATTTGGCGTCTTTTTCTGTAAGGTTATAATAGTATTCACCGGGTCTGTGTTTATTGGGTGACTTTTTGAAATGCACTTCCCTTGGCAGTAAGAACCATACCCTCCATACTGATATGGCATCATGTGTTGAATGCAGGTTTTCTGATGGATCGAAATATGCCGTGTTTCCTGTATAGTTACGAAGATTGGCATAATCCCCTGTCTGGTACATACTCAATATAGTACGTTCGTTGTCTGTAAGCTCAAACTCGCTGTATATTTGTGATAATGACATGTACTCCTCAACAGCACACCATTCACCGTTCTGTGTCCATTTATTGTTACCACCCCTGTTATAATAAGCACGTCTCGCTTCTATACGTTTAAAGATAACATCTTCTCTTCGCTCATCATAGTAAACAACGTATGTAGGTTTTCCTGTAACAATCTTTTCTTTGAATCCTATATGCCAATGGTCATACAAATCTTCTGTCTGTATGGCACTCTTTAATGATGCGTTGGCTATCTGTTCCATAATCTCCACATCGGAATGCATAAGGAAGTAATCTATCTTCTGACGTAACTCATCTGAATTGATTTTTTCTCTTGACAATGCCCGGATTATCTTATCGTATTCCAAACGTATCAATGGTAAGTTAGCACGTAACTGTTGCAACTGCATAGCTATCTCTTCATTTTCAGGTTGCACGTTAAGCTGCTGCATAAGGTCATTCAACTTATCCTGTACCATCTGTATCTGTGCATCAAGAACGGCTGAATGTTCTTCATAGATAGAGTCAACGGCTTTAAGATACGATTCAATACGTTTCTCGAATTTCTTCTTCAATGTCCTTTCATCCATGGCAACAGCACGAAAACGGAATATCCTCCGCATCTGTTTTGATTCAAGAAGATTAAGTTTACTGCGTACTATCTCGTTACCTATGTTCCTGAAACGTGCCGGATATGAAAATCCTTCAACTTTTGTGAGATAATTGAATTTAGAATTGTTATGAACACCGGTATAGATATTCCAACACATCTTATCTTTAATCTTATCATTTTCAAATGAAGATGATGCCTGAGATATAATATCCCTGGTATATTCTTTTATGTCCGCTTCACCGGCATTGTTGCTATATAATAGTTCTTTTCGCATATTAACCTGCTATTTGATATTTTATATTACCATAATTATCTTCCACGTAAGCACCATAATCACCTTCCTCATCTTCATCTGACTGCGAATATACTGCTATTTCCTGATCTTCTATGTCTGATGCTACATTTAATGCGCATGATATTGTTATGTCACAGTTATAATTCTTATCTTTTCTGAACTTGGCAAACGCTTCTATCATTTCCAAATCATACATCTTATCTATCACGGCATAATCATCCTGTTTGATAAAGTCACGCCACATGTTAAGTGAATGAGGAATGAATGATTGCTCGATACCGTATCGCTGGCTTGCCTGCCCATCCTTGACATATTGGCTTATAACCATAGCAGGTCTCTCTTTAAGTAAGAACTCGTAACCACGCCTTTTATAATAGTCAAATATCAACACATTGGAATACTCAATCAGGTTTTGACATTCACCATAGTACAAACACAGCTTGATAGTATCTTCATAGAAAGCATAAGAACCACCTTCTTCTTCTGTAGGTCGTTCCGTTACCCTTGCTACCCAGTGTTTATATGTATGGCTTGAATCAAGTACTTTCTTGAATATGGTACAACTACCTTGTGAGGAACTTGAATTACTTTCATCCTTATCATAACTGTCTGTAGCGGCATTATAAAGATTTACCCATACATCACCGCGAGCATCTTTTTCCGGTCTTTGCTGTATAACAAAACGACCTTCTTCATCCGGATTACATACAACACCTTTTGACCAGTCAAATGGATCTACCCAATCAAGACGTGCATTAAAAGCTATCTGTTCATCTTTATTGTTTAATATCCATCTCTTCCTGTCATTGAGTTTCTGCATTGCTGTTTCACCCAAGAAACTTCCTGATGTTATCATAAACATCTGTGACAGATAAAATGGCTTTTGTGTTATAGCACGGTATCTTTCAGTAGCGTTTTTAGTTGACAGGTCTGCATTAATTGCCACTATACTCTCTTCTATGAGCGAATTGCCATCCTTATCAATAATTTCAAATTCATACGATGGAACAAACGCTCCTACTTTTTCAGATCCTCTAAAATTATTTTCTTCCCATATATTATCAAACTCCAACAATC